ATAATCTTCAAAAATGACAGTGTATTATCATTTTTTTTTTAAAGGAGATCTTATTAGATTTTTCCCTTATTCGGGTTGGGCATCCGGCAAATCAATTAAAGATGGAAGGGGGCTTGATAAATTGTTGAAGCAAATTAAAAAACATTAGCCATGCTTAAATGCCACCTTTGGTTTTGATCAGGATTACAACCAGGAGGATAAGAATAATACTGTTGTTTACTTGTTCCCAAGCTATTATCTGGGTAGCTGCATCAAATCCAATCAAATCAAGGATCATACTTTGAGCCGAGACAGCCAGGATAGCAGGCCAATATTTTAACTCTGATCGGCTGACCCTTTTATAAAAGATCAGGAATTTTGACCAATACTTTTTTATTCTACTTCTGACCCTTTCCATTTTACAATGATCATATCACCATTGCCTTCAAATTCCATTTGATCGGGGAATTCTCTTTGAATTTCTTCATTTTCCTCTTGAGTATTGTTCTCGATGTTGTCCTTAATTACTGTCCATGCATCAATTTGGTCTTGTACGCTTGCCATTATTTTCGATTTATCATGAATTTAATAAATCAAAGGTAAGGATTATTTGAAGGTTTGGCAAAATAAAAACGGAGTGTGTTAATTGGTCCTTACTCTTATTTGATCTGCGATTACTTTCATTTTTGTTCCATCAATATAAACGTAAATTTCACTTCCGGATATAAATTGGAAGCTATCACATTTTAAAAGTGTTGTAGATGATGCAAACCCTGTACCATTATCTTGGTAGACAATAAACGGATATTGTTTAAACTCTATTTCTTTAGATTGTCCACAACCAATTAAAATTATAAAGGAGGTTATAATTATATACTTCATTATATTGTCCTCCCCGTATGACACATAACATCACCATCCATAATCACAATTTCGCTGTCCTCAATGATCAGAACCATTATTTTACAACATTCACATTGTGCCTCATGCTCAAATTCAACCTTGCCTGTACAGGAAACGCAGACAGCATGGTTTGTATATAACCTGTAACCCTTTGTTGCCTTTTGGCGGTCCATTGTGTTACTCATGGTTTATCGTTTTTGGTTTTAAAATAATTCTATTATGCTTAAGCTCAATTTCCAAGTCAAATATCTTGATCAGTTTTTCAAGATGGTTTGTCCTTGGGCTTCTTTTCCCTGTTTCATAAAGACAGATGGAAGTAACAGAAACCCCGACCATTATGGCTAACTGTTTTTGGGTTAGGTTTTTTTGTTCCCGTAAGGGTTTAATGAAGGATAGGTCCATATTCTATAAATAAACAAAGTCTGTCCAATGAATAATTTTGGCATCAAATGGCTCTTTACTTTCTTTTAAGAAAAAAGAATATAAATCCTCTATAGAATCAAATCCATCATATTTAGCCAACCAATGCACCTCTATCCTTGTTAAAGCCCTATCGTTAATCTGAATGCCTTCCTGCTTTGGATTAATCCAAATTGCCTGAATAGACTTACATTCACCCTCTTTAAACTGATGATAGTTTTTAGTCCTTACTCCGGTTGCAAAATGTATCTTCTTACCTGTCTGCCATCGGTTATTACGATCTTCCCTTATGGTATGGATCTTAGTACCATCAAGAATCTTTTGTTTGAATTGTGGTTTGAATCCTAATATCATCATTTCACTTTCAAATACCCTTCAAATTCATCAATCCATTCTAAAGCCAGTTTTGAGAATTGGCTAGTTTCGGGAGTGTCCCCCTTTTTAATACCCATAAAAAACCTTTCAATCGGCCTGTTTGAATCCCTGTTATCATGAATTATTGAAACAACCTTTTTATTGTCCGATTTTTCTAATGTGCCACATAAACATGCACATTCACCATCATAAGTAGAGCCATCAATTTTTCCTGATTCAATAGCTTTTTTAAGATTAGGTATTTCTGGAATTGCTTTGAGAAGAACAGAAAAATAATCATCTTTTATCGGTTGGAGGACGGCACCACGGAGGTCGGCACCACGGAGGACGGCACCACGGAGGACGGCACCACGGAGGACGGCACCACGGAGGACGGCTTTCTCTAATGTTTTTTTTATTGAATTATCATCTGATTCATATTCAAATAATAATTTTCCTAAAAAGGTTTTGATTTTAATTTTTGTTTTCATGATTTCGTTTTTGGGTTAATTAAGCTGCAACAATCAAACTATCCAAAGGAACCTCGATCTTATCCAGTACCATTACATGATGGAAGCATTCAGGGTTAGGGCATGTTAGCATATGCCATGGAAGACCGTGGCATTGGGTTAGGGTGTGGTTGCAGAGGTGGCATTTAAGCATGGCTAATGTTTTTTAATTTGCTTCAACAATTTATCAAGCCCCCTTCCATCTTTAATTGATTTGCCGGATGCCCAACCCGAATAAGGGAAAAATCTAATAAGATCTCCTTTAAAAAAAAATGATAATACACTGTCATTTTTGAAGATTATATAATATCCCAACCCCTCAATAGCCTCAATAGCACGTTCCATCCTTTTGGGCTCAAGGGAATTTTGTCTGTCTTGGTCTAGTCTTGGCATTTGATCCGTTTTAAATAATCGCTTGGTTCTTGGCGTTCAATTAAGGGCGGTTATCATTTTCCTTTTTTGTAATTTTTATCAAATAAATCTTCCATATCGGAAACTTTCAGGAAAATTTTTGATTGAACTTGGATGTATGGAAGTAAGCCTTTTCTCATCCAAATCTCCAAGGTTTTAACACAAACTTTATACAATTTTGCAGCTTCTTTTTTAGTCAGATTTTGATTGCGGTAATTGTTCTGTTCTATCCGATCTAAGCGGCTACCAATTGAATCCAACTTTTCATCGAATTTATCTAAACGGTCTGATGGTGTTACTTCAAAATTCATTTAATTCGTTTTTGGTTAACAATTAAAAATGGGGTTGTGATATTTCAATATTAACCTTAGTGGTAAACCACGCTGCCAAGAGAGCCCCCGCTTTCGCTATCACAATGGGAACTAATGACGTTGGATAATATTTAAGGGTAACCCCACCCCATTTAACACAAAGTTAATAAAAATACCTAACAAAATTAACATTAAGTTAATAAGTTTTCTTTTGCGGTTGCCCGATAACCTGTGGCCTGTCTTTTCCTGCTCCTCGTTTCTTGTACTTCTCAAATTGTTTTTTGAAAGCCTCAATAAAGAAATAGCGAAAACTGTCTGAGCAATTGTGGACTAGGATATTATTAGCAAAGAATTCGTGGTCTCCTTCAATTGTAAGATCATAAACATCAGCTATACTTCCTGAATTTGGAACCACAAGACTTTGAACAACATTTGGCTTTTGAATATTTGTTAGTTGTGAATTGTTTGCTACAATATTCACAGTTTCTTTGCTCGTTATCAAATCCCATCTTCCGCCTGTAAGCACTTTTGCAATTGTTGGAACAAAATTTAGCCCCGTTTGGTCCTTTGCTTTTAAAGGTTTTTTGACATATTTCGCAGGTGTATTCTTTATATTCTCTGTTGGAGAATACATTAATTCCATGTTGTCGATGCCATTCCCTTCCCTCTTCTGATCTATGCCATACTTTTGCCAGTTCTTGAACCTTTTCAAAATGCTCTTTTCCTGCATCTGTATAATACCAATTATCATCCTTATGCCTTTGCCTATGTTCTTTAACCGATAAACACTCATAATTAGAAATGTCATTATTGAAAGGATTTTTATCAATATGGTGGATGTGATACCCTTTTGGGATAGGGCCATTATGAATAGTCCATTTGTACCTATGCAGATAGATTTTTCTTTGATGCATGTAAGGTCTTCCGACATAATATATTGTGTCACTTTTTTTACCCCGTAATGCTCGGGTGAACTTATGACCGTTGTAAATGATTTCTTTTGGTTCCATGACTTCAATATACAAAAAATATCTCTAACTATCAACTTATCGGCTGCAATAAATCCCCTGTTTTTGGTATAAATCTTATGATCTGGGGTACATGTAATTTCATTACCACAAATGTTATATGTTTTTACTATTGCGTCTTTTCTAGTTAGCCATGATCGTAATACTTTCCTAAATCCGAACCTTGTTAAAACAAATTCACCCTCTTTAATATCTTTGATTCGCTTATCACCATTAAGGGTTTTTATGGTGGTTTCGCCTATAAAACAATGTCCTAAAATCTCTATACCATTTTTATCTTTTGGCTTCTTCATTGTGCCATCTGTCTTGGCCTGAACCAATAAATAATCATTGATCGACTCCTTACATTCAGAAGAAATAGATATATCAAATCCAAGGTAATTAGCCTCAAAACAAGCATTAATAAATTCAGCCGAAAAAGCAACAGGTGGATTTTTGTTAGGCTTGCGAATTCTGACACTATAACCCGCTTCAACAAATACATCCCTCAGTATTGTAAAATAATTGACTCCTTTTTCAAGTTTGGTATCTTCCCTGTCAGATGAAGCGTCACCATATTCATAAATCAAATTATGCCACCCATTTATAGTTAACCACCTGATTAACTCTTTAGCTACCTTTACTAGTTTGTTATTGGGTTCAGTTAAACAAATTTCATGGACTTGCCTTACTAAGACCGTTTCGGGTCTTAGTAATTTATTACCTTGCCAAACCGCATCAAGTTCATCATATTGCCATATAGTCATTGCCGGATATGGCCTGTTATTTTCATCAAAAGACATATGTATTGGCTTTTCAAGATCGAGAAAGATATCATCTTTAACATGTTTTAGCCTGTTGAAACCCGACCAGAACTTTCCCTCGATTGCCTTATTACCCCATTCCCCCAAGGTATAGACTGTATAGTAATACGGGTTTATTACCTTCCATTGCTCAAGGTCGGCTATCTGTTGGATAGTCAGGTATTGATTATCCCTGTAGGTTGAATGGTGAACCGTGTAATTAGATTGTACCATCTTTTTTTCACCATCAACTATGTATTCAATATCAATAGTAGATCTGAAACTCTTTTCAGCATGCCCCTCAAAGAACATTTTCCACATCCAAAAGTCTTCGTAATTGCCTTCTGTTTCTGGGTTGAATGTGAAGATCTCCTGAAGGAATTCGGCTTTGGATGATCTCATGGAAGTAGTCACCGTGATAAAGTCTTCCACTGTGATTTGGTTCCCTTCCTCGTACCAAGCGCATGTAGGGTCTTTGATGGATTTGAGCTTGGCCGGTTGATCAAGTCCCCTGGCAATGAATTTATTGCCGTTGTTGCATACTATTTCAAGTGGGGACACTTTGAAAGTAAACAGGTCTTCAATGCCAAGGGCTTCTGCTTCATCCTTCAGGGTTTGCCATATGCTGTCCTTGATGGAATTATGAACCTTCCTGATCATAATACACCTGAAATACTCATGATCTAAGCAGCGGTAAAGTAAACATCTGCCTGTGGATGTAGACCGGGAACCGTTACGACCACCCCATTCGAATATGTAACGGTCTTTGTTCGTGAAAAGATGTGCAAAGGAAGGGTTAACCAGTTTGTTGAAGGGAGGGAATTCTACGTGGGTGGCGGGGATCATTTATGCAATGCCATAACCTCGTAATTGATAAAGGTAGCATCTAATCCTTCTAAACAGCTAGGACAATAATGTTTACCATCCTCACTATACCAATCTTCATCCTCCCCAACACTTTCCTTAATACCATCTTCATCCGTGAAAGCCACAAAATCTGTTTCCTGTTCTACAAATTGTCTGCTACAATTATCACAATTGCAAGCGAACATTGTTACTTTAACTATCATCCGGTTTCGTTTTTGGCAATTTGTCTGGTTAAATGGGTTTGGGTTAAGGTAAGGTGGAGGTTTTGAATTTCATGTACAAATCTAATAGGAGAAGTTTGTAATTCATTATTAGTTTCTAACCAATAACAATTCATTTCAGGGACATAATCAATTATAAAATCTCTAATCCTGTATGTCGGTATTTCATCTGGCTTAGATATTAAACCAAATTGTAAATCAATCAACCATTTTTCAGTCAGTTCAATCGGTTTCAAAAATTTAATATGTGGGCTTAATATTGGATCATCCTCGTATCTCTGTACTCCACCACCATTTTGAAGGTCTAGCTTTATAAGCCCTTCACAAACCAATACAACCTGCCTTGGCACCCCTGCATGGTCAAGAATCCAGTTGCCTATCATTAATTCTTTTGGGTCGATCATATTAGTTTTATTATATCTTCGGTTAAAGTTAATTCAACTTTGGTTGGCTTCCTGTCTTCCCATTTTACATTTGGGAACCAAGTTTTATCCAATTCAATATGGCTTGTCTGAACAAAAACTCTCCAATGTCCATCTTTAAACTTCATTGGTTTATCGAAGTAAAGAGTTAAAGTACCGTTTTCATCCCTTGCTAAATAAAGGTTGATTTTATTATCCTTTGAAAATTCTGGATCTTCTAATAGTTCGGCCATATCCTAAACCAAAGCCTCATGTATATGAATAAAATCACCCTCGTAGCTAATTGTTATCGGTTGATCCTCCAATTGCTTAAGTACCCGGGAAAGATGAAGCCATTTCATTCGGTCGTATGTATGTTTTGAGGTTGGGCCATATCCTTCCCAATATAAGCTATGAACCTTATTATTACCCTTTCTGAAAACCAACTCTTTTGAGTGTAGTTCAATTAAGGTAGCATCATCCATATTAGCTTGGGTAATTGCTTTCTCTAGGGAGCGGGCTGAGACTACGGCTTTCATTACTTGGCTTTTGGTGTTAATACCAGCATTATACTATCAGTACTATCCCATGCTCTTAAATAACCGCCTTCACACATCGATACATTATATCCTGCTGCATTTGTATTCTCATGGTGAAAACTTCCTTGTTTAATAGCCAATTCAATATTATCATCTGGGGTGATCAATTTCAAGGCTTTTTTTTCTGAATCATTTTCGGGGGTAAACATGATCTGTTTTACTCCATCTGAAATTATTATGGTTGTTTTCATCCTTCCTTTTTTGGTGGTTCAGGTAACGGCATCCAATGTGTTACACTTATATTACTTACTCTTGGCTCATCATTCTGAAATATAACCTCTGTTCCATCATAAGCAGCATAAGGGTCGTGTATAATTATCGACATCCATGTTTCTCCTGCATCATTACTAAACCCTAAAACCTTAATACCTTTTTCGGGCAAGCTGTCATTTATATCTATCCATTCCATAATTTAACTATGCTTCCTTTTTTGGTTCCTGAACGCTAACGGTAATGACTTGGTGCTTAACTTCTATCTTATCTGAATGCCCTTCTATCACTCTGAACCATGCTTCAATGGCTCGGACACTTTTCTTTTGGGTTGCCTGGAATAAGGATAAAACAACTTCCTTTGTTAAGACTCGTTCTACCATCATAGATGGCTCAAACTTTAATTCGTTTATATGTCTTTGGATTGTTAAATTGGATAGTCCTGATTTGGCGGCTACCTCCCTAATCGTAGGGGCTTTCTTGTTTTCTTTAACCAAATCCAAATAGGCGTTTTTAATAGCAAGATGATTTTCAGTCCATGTCTTGTTACGATCCTTTTCGGTGGATGGATTTGTACTACTTTTATCTACTTTTTTTGTTGGCATTACAAATATAATCCCTTCTTAATTTTCTTCACATAATCAGGTGACTTCAAACAATTATCAGCGTACTCTATAGCATGGCGGATTATTAATTCATTCCGGGTCGAATCTCCAGGTGAAAACTCTTTTGTTGTCATGTATTCCATGATTAAAAAAGCTCTTAGGAATTGGATTTCCCTTCCGGCTTTACCAACAGCCTTTCCGGTGATGTGGTTAAATGTCACTTGGCCGCTTATCCGGGATGTTTTGGGTTTGTCTTTGCTCATGGGGGTTCGATTCGTTCTAATTTTATAAATGAATTAATCCCCTTTATCCACACAGTAACAATATCTTTTATTTTAAAGGTATCTAAATCACAATTTTCAAATGAAATCAATATATCACCAATACCATCTTTACCAAATAAACATCCTTTGCCAATGTGAAAATGATTAGCAATTATCTTAATCTTGGTCGTTTGGTTCTTATCATTGATCAGCCAATCATTCTGGCCGTCAACAGATTTATTGATCTTCCAGCCTATTTGGGACAAAGCTTGTTCTAGGTCGGTCCGGGTCATCGGTTTTATTTTTTCTGGATTAAGAATTTTATCAACCAAAATCAAAGAATAATATAGTATTACTATGGAAATTATTGAATAAGGAATTATGATATATAATGGCATAGTGCAACAGCTTTTAAAGAAGTAATCAATTTTGATTTAACATTAAGTTAATCAAGCTAAGATACGAAAACTTTGGTCTTTAGAGTAAAATTAAGGTTTGAATTTGTCTATTACTTCAAAAAAGACAGGAAGGGCGCGGCCATCGAAAGCGCCTTTTGTTATGATTGGTGAGACTTTGTAAACGCCCTTTTCTGAAATATCACCGTCTAGGGTGGTGTATTCTAAGAAGTTCCCGTTAGCCGTTGGGATCCATTCTCTTAAGGGTCGTGATTCAGGAGTTTCTACTTCTAAGATAAGATTAGTTGCTACGGTCATATCCTCGCGGATGTCTATACGAATTTTTACGCCAACATCACCTCTAATAAGTACCGTTCCTAATGCCATAATTTTTCATTTAAATATGTGACCATAGTATTCTTGATTTTATTTTGATAATAGTACTTCTGCATAATCCATATTTTTTAGCTATCTCGACATTTGAAATACTTTTTTCTGACCTAATATACAAAACATCTTTGTCGGTTAATTTAGAACCATGATGATCTTGACCCAAAGGCCTAGTAATTAATCCTATTTTAAACCCATGAATAACATTTTCTGAATCAGTAACCCACTCCAAATTGTCAATATGATTATTTGTTTTATTTCCATCAATGTGATTAACACATCTTTTATTTTCAGGATTAGGAATAAATGCAATGGCTAATAATCTATGAACTTTAAATGATTTTTTTCTTCCAAATTTGCTTAAATCCATTTGTACGTAACCATGTTTGGTTAGGTACAATTTACGCATTTTACCCCTCTTTAAATATTCACCCCATCTGTTTTTGGATATTTTGTCAAGTGTTCTTATACGACCATAATTACTAACCTGATAATAACCCTCATATCCTACAATATCCTTCCAAATTTCGGTTTTATTTTTGGTTTTAGCAAATTCTATTGTTAATTGGGTGTTCATTTGTTTAGTAATTCAAGGTTATCATGAATATTTCCAACCTTTGTTAATTCTGACCATCTTTGTTTTTCCCAAGATTCACAATCAGGATCAAGAAACTTTGGCCAGAACCTAGTGCCTGAATCATCATCATTATCATATTCAATAACTGCTAGATTTCCATTTCCATCATCCATAATATCACCTTCATATAAATCAATGTAATCTAATCCTATATGTTGGCCTATGGTGTGGGTTATCACCCGCGTTTTCCGAATATCTATTTCATCGTATTCGGTACCTGTTGGTACAATTTGACACCAATCATTACCAATATAAATGAGACTTCCATAAACCCAGTCCCCATTTAGTTTTCTTTTAGCTCTGTATTTGTTTTTCATAAAAGCGTTATTTGGCTCGCCTATTGTGTTTGCACAAACACCTAAAGGTGAGATCACAACAGGCGCAAATGAATGATTAAATTTCTTTGGAATTTGGTGTTTGTGCTATGCTAAGATACGAAATCTTACTAAGCTATGGAAGTTTCAAGGACTACTTTTTCAATCTCTGTGCGGAGTATTATAGTATCAGTTAACCCCGATTCAAGTACAATCGTATCAGTTAAAGAAGTCCTCAAAAGTACTTGATTCAAGAAAGGAAGCCCTACAGTAAGGGTACCGGTGAAAGTACCTACCCCGTTAATTGCTCCCTCGATCCCAGCTGTAGCAAACAAGATTGCCGTAAATGTTGAATTCCCGTTAATAGCCCCATTGATAAAACCTTTTGAAACCCCGCTGGCTGTAATAATAGTTGATCCGTTAATGGCTCCTGATAAGGGCCCTATTCCTATGATAATAGCCGTGAAACTACTAACCCCGTTAATGGAGCCCGATAAAACACCAATAGCCTGGAGTGTACCTGTTAAGGTGGATAAACCATTAATAGCTCCAACTAATGAACCTTTATCAATAACTGCACCTGTGAATGTTGAAAGTCCGGTGATAATGCCCGACAAATCACCTTTAGCTAGTATGGTACCGGTTAAAGTTGAAGTTCCATTGATGGCACCTGAAACAAATCCTTTTAAATCACCTGTTGCAGTGAGTGTAGAAAGTCCGGTGATCGCGCCCGACAAATCACCCTTGGCTGAAATAACAGCCGTTAATACAGATGATCCATTAATGGTGCCCGACAATTGGCCAATTCCTGATGGTGTGGCCGTGAAAGTAGATAACCCGTTTATTGCCCCTGCTACGTCTCCAATAGCCTGCAAGGTTCCGGTAAATGTGGATAGACCATTTATAGCCCCGCTGATAGGAATAACAGCCTGTAAGAAACCGGTAAAGGTAGAAAGGCCGTTTATCGATCCTGATAGTTCCCCATTGGCTAATAAAGTACCGGTAAGAGTTGATAGCCCGTTAATGGCTCCTGATAATTCTCCTTGGGCTAATATTGTGCCGGTTAAGGTTGATGTGCCATTAATAGCCCCGCTTAATTCTCCTGTGGCTTGTATTGCGGCTGATATAGTAGAAGCTCCGTTAATAGCTCCCGATATAAATCCTTTTGATGCACCCGTAGCTGTGAAAGTAGATAGTCCGTTGATCGCTCCTGAAATGGCAACAGTAGCCGAAATGGTTCCGGTTAAAGTTGATGCCCCGTTTATCGCTCCTGTTATCGGGGAAGTTCCGGTGCATCCGGTTCCTTCTGTTACATCACTTATATACTCGTTTGCTGTTGTTCCTAATCCTATTGAAACACTATGGACACCATGTGCAGCCCTGTTCTCAAATTCAATTTCAACAGCCAGTAAATTACCGCAAGCCTCCTCGGGTTCCCATGAAAAAATGTCCGGTAAGAATACCCGGGACGCTGCACAAGATTGCGTAGATGTAAAACCGCCATTTTGTATTATGGTTCCTGCAGAATCCAGTCTCACTATTCTTACCCTGGCATGTATATCGCTGTCAGCTGAAGTAACTTCTAATTCTAAAGTTTGGTTATTTAATGTCTCCCATGCATTTGAATTAGGTACGTTTGGTACTGTTATATATCCATGAAATTGAAATCCACCACCATTAACAGGAGAAACAAGAAAACTTCCAGCAGTTTCTGTACCAACAGACATTTCCCTGTTACCATCAGCAAAGGGAGAAACATGAGCATTAGCACCTTTGGGAATATAGGTTGTTGCCATTAATCTAGCATTGTAAGTACTACGGCAGTATCGTTTTTTGCAGTAAAATAAACATCATCAAACTCCTGGGAATTATCTAACATTATGCCCCATTTGATATGGTTGGTTATATCTGCAAGGTCAGAGACTTCATTGTAAGGGCAGTACTGGTTATACCCATTGTGGACTTCGGGGGGCTTGGTATTGGACTGGGCATCTAGTGTAAACTTTTTAATGCATAATATACCGAATTTGGGGAGGTCTTCCCAGTTGTATTCATCAGATCTGTAGGTTACGATATCGAGAACACCGCTGTTTCTTACAAAATTGGTGGGATCCGAAGCGGCTGCGTAGCTTGACTGATCAGTATTAACGCACCATGCTATCCATCCTTTGAGGGTCTCCCCGATGTATACGGACTTATCAGGCATAGGGTAGGCATTTTAATCCTCGAAATGGTCTGCAGCACCAATTGCGAACTCAGGGGTTATACCGTTTGAGACTGCTAATGATGCGGTCAAGGCTCCTGAGCCTATTAACTTGGTTCCTCCTGCTAATTCATAACCTATACCAAAAAAGGTTATTGTTTCGGATCCACCTGTGGCTTGGGCGAAGGTGATTAGGGCGGTATTTGAAGCATTGTTACCGGTTATAGTCCAACCTGCTCCGGATCTTACAACAGCTTCACGGGCATAAGAGGTGTAAGTAGCTTCATTGGTTGATTGATTTCCTGTTTCTCCCGGGTCGGCTGTATGAAGTGAGACAAATAAAGAGCCCGCTGCAGCTGATGGTTGAATACCCGAAGCATCTCCTATGTTGGCAATGGCAGTGTTATTGTAGATCAGTAGGAGATAGTCCGTTTCGTGGTCGTTTGATTTTGACAAAATTCATAGGATTGAGGTTACTGGGCGCTTTAAAATTAACCTATTTTTTTGGTTTTGTCAAATTTGGTTGGGGTTGGATAAAAAAAGCCCCGCAAGTTCGAGTTGCAAGGCCTGGATTATTGAATCAAATGTTAAACCATGGATAAAGATACAACCCTATTGCCGGAAATAAAAGTAAATTGATAATGTTAGGGCTACTGGGATGAAGATCAAGGTTAGGATTGTTCCTATAACGGTTTGGATTAAGAAATCCTTTTGAATAAAATCTTCTTGGTGGTTGGGTAGTTCGTTGGGGTTAAGGATGATCATGGTTTAATGAAATTCAATTACTTCAAATTCACTTGGTTTTAATCCAAGTTTTTCCATATCACTTAGTAATGCAGTTACAGCACCATGGCAATTAACAGTAACATAATATTCCATACCAATAATTGCAATTAAGGGCTCTTCTCCTATTTCAAAAGATAGAATAGGTAAATCTGAATGAACAGTATCAACCATTCTAACCTTTTTTGGCACCTTACCGTTATATCTTTCTGGATAATGTTCTGATAAACCTTGGGTAAGTGCTAAACTTTCTAGTGTTTTATAATGCATATCTATTAAACTACCTGATAAGAAAAAGGGTGTTATACTATACCGGGGTTTTTGGGAATTGTCTGCCATTATTTCAAATTAAAAAATGCTTTATTTATCTCAATTTTGAACTTGGTAAAAGCGATATTTAATTTTAGTGAATTTGTTATTAAAGTTTCAACTCCTTTATAGGAATCAAGTTGGTTATTTAAATAAACCTCCCTGACTTCATTGCTTTCAAGGAATGCCTTTCCGATATTTTGCCACCAGTTAAATAAGTTCATATCTAAACATGTGAATAAGTTCCATTAGAATTCTTTTTCCAATTCCTTTTCTCATTAATTTTCACCTTTTTAGATACAGCTTTTTCTAATTCGCCATATGTAAATCCTGCTTTAAAACTTGCATGAAATAAAGCAATCAAACAATCTGCATATTCTATAATATTATCAGGTTCTTCAATTGCTTCATCAGCTTCATCTTTCATTTTATTAAGACAGTCTATTGGTCCTGCATCTGGAAATATTCTCTTGCCTTGTGAACCAATATCTAAATAAAGATTTTCCATTGAAATTACTTCAACATCTTTAGTATTATCCCTTCCCAACCAACGTTTATCACCATCTACAAATGGAATTGCGCCTGTATTTATCATTTCTTCATAACTCTCATTGCAAAGCATAAACCTGAAGCCCAAAAACTGCCATAGGTATAAGTTGTGACCATGCATCATATTGATTATTTGTACCTTATCCGATGGCCCCTTACGATTTTCATCATTGTAGGGTTGATCAGGTTGGGTTACTTCGATAAATGAACCTGGATTATAAAAGAATTTAACCGGATGTATTCCTTCTGGCATATTGTTTTGATCAACCTCGCATATTGGTAATAGGATTTCTTTAGAAATTTCTGGGGCCGCATCATAGAAAATACTTCCATCGTTAATTTGAGATTCATAATTTGACTCTGTATTACCTAAAATAATAAACCCATTTGATATTTTTGAAATAATTACAACTACTTTCCCTATTCGATTCTTAAACCATTGTTGAGTATGTTTCATTTTGATTAATTTTAAACAAACACCAGCTAACCTATAGGACACTTCGGGGGGTGTTTTGGGGTCAGCCAGTGTTTTAAGATCCGGATTGTGTTAATTAAGTTTTGATGTTATTTCTTTATGTAATCGTTCGCAAATGTCAATAGTACTCAAAGCCAATATATCTTCCGAGTTTACTGCCATACATACCAATAAACCACTCAATACAGCCCCAATAGGAATTTCTTCAATTTCCTCTGCTAATTTAGCGGCCTCTTCAATCATCTTTTCTAAATCTTCCCTTGTTTTCATAATGCTTGTTTTTGGTTTTACCCAACTTTAGTTCTGGGATCTTGTTTACCCCACATTCGATATAAATCAACTCCTTTTTGATACGCCCTAGCTTTATCTTGAAGCTCCTCAAGTGTTTTAGCTTCTAATATCGTTTTAATATTAATGCTATTACTTTGACTATCATCAAGATACCTACCTAAAAAAGCATTTCCCGATTCAGCTAATTCATTCATTTCTTTGCTGTCAGAATAAACTTCTTTTACTCCGTCAATTAATTCTTGTGTGTAACTCATATCATTCGTTTTTGGTTAACAATTATCAAATCTACAACCCTTTATCCACACTACCAAATTTATTTGCAAATTATTTAGGACGGTAGTTAGGGTAAGAGTTTGCCCAATCTATACCACCTTGGCAATCCGAGATAAATAAAACCCTTGATCTTAATCCCTTCCTGAATTGTTGATGCATGACTATTAAATTAGCATCCCTGATCGTTTGCAATGCAGCAACAGGAGTAACATTTGCCCAATCACATCTTTTTGAATAAGCACATTTTTCATTTGTGCATAGATTTGAGAATGCCTGGCAATAGACTTGCATCTAAATTTGTTGTATCCTGTGATCCATATATTCTGAAACAGTCTTAATTGTAGTGGGGAAATCCCAACAAATAGTACAAAACCATCCAGCCGCCCTGAGTGCTTCAAGGCAATTGAGTTGGTTTTTAGTAGGTTGTTTGGGCCAAATCTTAAGCTCGATTGCTAAACCACAATAATTCCTGCATTCAGATAATACACTGTCTTGCCAAAATGGATATGGTTTTACCATATCTTCTACTTTAGTAACAACACCTACAGGAATCTTGGTAGGTTGATAGATGGCCAAATCAGGAAAGCCGCTAACTACACCCGAATATTTAATATAAAATTGTTCCCAATTTGTTCTTTTACCTTCATTGGGGCAATGAACAACTAACAGGTCAGGATATGTTGCCTTGATCCAAGCATAAACTAAAAACTGTAACCGGGTTTCAGGTCTTGCACTACTCCAATACTTGTTTCTCATAAACCCGACTACCCTTTGTAAAAATTCATCAGATGCAGGGATATCATTAAGCTTTGCAATTGTCTCGGCTATGGTTTCAAACTTTTCTTTTTTGCCGGCAATTTTTTCTTTTTCTTTCTTCATTTTTTTTGTCTTTTTTTCGGGGTTATCAACATATTAACATTCTTAATAATAAGGGTTATATATACTTATCATTATCATTAAGGGTGTGGATAAGTTGATAAGTGGTAAAAATGGGGTTTAAAGTCTTGGTATCATTGAAAAACTTTATTAACATGGTTTTCGTTTTTGTGTTGAAAAGGTGTTGATAAAGGGGTAGTTATCAACTTGACTTTTTTTTGGCTTGGTTGTCAACATGGTTGTTAACATTTTTTACAACTGCCTTTATCAAATGAACACATTGAATTATGTATGGCTAAACAATTGTCTGGTAATTCATGGCTACGGTCTTCTAAACATTGTATTAAAGCCCTTATTTGGGAGTTATTAAGTTCCATTATTGCTATTGTGACTATTCCTGTTATGGGGTCGTTACTTTTAATGTAATATCCTGTTTTCATAACCCTAAAATTTAAGTTGTTCCAAATAAGCCCTACACTCCAAAACCCGTTCCTTAATCCGGTCAATATCATTGTCATTGCGATCTATCTCGAAACATTTGATCTTGAGGTCATCGGGAATATCATTGTAAGTGTACATGTCTTTGAACTTGTTAAATATCTTCTCAGTATGCTCATGACCATATTGGTTACAGTAACGCCATGCTTCAGCATTGATTAGATGTTCTGGCATATCCGTAAGGGTATAGGCCAAAATAGCTTTTGATCGCACACAAACCGCCATATAGCCTTGTAGCTGCCAATAATAATCCGAATTCGGGACTGAGGTATCAAATAAAGGGAAGGTAAATTCATCCCAGGAGTTTTTATTATCAATAACCATATCCTTGATGAGAACATCTGGAGTCCCCTTTATAAAGTCATTCTCAAATTGTTGCTCGTTTTTCATGATCATACCTAAACAAAGGTGTTCGCCTATCATCTCAATACCGGTATCTTCCATGATGATCCCTTTGGTCAGGTATTTGGATATGATTTGTTTTTTGCGTTTGTATATCTGGGATTTGGCCCATTCTTTTAAATAGGTTTCTCCGGTTTTACTTAGGCCTTTTAGGCCCATTATTATGCCGATACTTGAGCAGCGAATTTTGAAGAGGGGTAGTTCTATTCTGGAATTTGACATAATAATTTTTCGTTTTCGGGGGTAATAGAATATACTTTTTTGACTTCTTCAATTGTTGTTTTAGCTAATTCAAGATCCACACCTATCCTGTTCCAATCTTCATCCTTGGGTGTTAACATTAACTTGGCTTTTAACAACTCTTCATTAGCAGGACTAAGAGAATAATTCTTTTTGACTTGGTCCATTGTTATATTACCAATGACAATTCCTTTATTAGCTCCTTTCCACCTGTCATGCTTAGGTGTAAGTTCCGGCTTTTTTTCTTCCTTTGGCTTAACTGAGCTTCCTTCATCATCAGTATCAGCCGAACCAATACCAAGGGAACCTATAAGGGTATAGCGTTGTAGGTAGGTCACCGATGAACCATAGGATTGAATGCTGTTCTTGGAGCCCGAAGTATCAGCAACAGCAGACATTGTGTTTTTTGCTTCATAGCCTCCAATATGCGTTAGAATGCAGGTGATTGAAATCTTATTATCCTTTTCCTCAGTCTCCCATCTATAGGATAATCCATTTTGCTGCAATACTTTCTTGATAGTATCAATAATGGTGCCTAGGGTTGCATACTTATACTGAGTCTTACCATTGAATTCGGCCTTAGAAGATTTTTCGATGATAGGACAATCAGCTTGGAAATCGCTTAAGGCTTGAATGAATTCCTTTTTTGCTATCCCGCCTTGCCATCTTTCGTATAGGTCCATCAGCTTTTGTAACTGGTCTAAATCAACCTTACCCTCTATAGCCTTGTTTAAAACCATTAAAGGGTTTAGTCCTTGTGTTTGATTTTCGTCCATTGGTTTCGTTTTTGGTTAATAATATGATTTATTTAAGATACAACTTTCCCATTCAAGATTGAATTCTCAATCAAGTTTATCGTTTTTGGTTGTCATTTATTCATTGACTTCCATTAGAAATTCCCCGATATCATAAATGTTAAGCAACTCCATTAACGGGGGAATATAAATTACGTCAGGTTGGGTTTTATTCTCCATCCAGTTTGCAATTGTAGGAATACTTTTGCCCAGAGTAATAGCCACTTCCTTTGGACTGATATCGTTTTTAAGCATTAGTGGTTTTAGAAGATTTATAAATGGCATATTACATATGTTCAATTTTATTAAGGATTTTTTTATGTAAATTATCAAGATCAAACTTGATAAACTTTATTGTAAGTTGTCCATCTTTGGATGTTAATTCCGGCACTTGAATAGTCTCTATTAAACCAGCAAATACAATCAACTTCTCCTTATCCGGTTTCAGGGCTTCGAGTCTTTCTTCTTCAATCCGTTTGTTTTTAGCAAGCACCTTCTGCCTTTCTATTTCAAACTCAGCATCAATACGAGCATCTTCTTTTGCTTTTTCTACAGCATCAATTTTGGCTTGTTCAAGTTCCTTTTCCCTTTCTATCTTATCCTTTGCTTCCTGTAATTCCTTTGCTTTTTCATCCTGCTTTTTTTGAATAGCCTCAAGGCGTAGGCGTTCTGTTTCCTGTTCTTTTGCGATCCTGGCAACACGTTGGGCCTCAAGCCTCCTTACTTCTTCCTCCTTGGCTTCTTTGGCTGCATTGATCCTTTCTTCTTCTTCCTTGCGCTTGATCTCGGCTTCATTTAATATTAATACTTCATTAAGAAATTCTGAAAATTTATCTTCTGACATTGCTTTTAATGAATGGTTATCGGTCACTAATTTTCCTAACCTATAGAAAGTGCCATCAAATTCCATTTCATTTTTAAGAAGTAATGCAATACGCTTATTCAAAGCCTCCATTTCCAGTCTTAATTTTTCCGTTTTGATGACTTCTTTTTCTTCATTAATCCTTTCTTGTTGCGATCTCAGGTGAATTTCAATCGGTTTTAATAGTTCGGTAATCCGTTTGGCTTCATCATTGACATCCCTTTGCAGTTGAACAGCATCAGAAACCAAGCTCTTACGGACCTTTTCAACATTGATCCTGGAATCCCTGACCATTTGCCATGCTTTATGGACCTTTTCAAACCCCTCTTTATCTTCGATGCCATCTATTTTTAATGATAGATACTCCTTCATGTTCAAACTAATTTCAGCTTCATAACCAGTTATCAATGACAGGTCAACTTGTTTTAATTCTAATGTTTTCATATTATTCGTTTTCAATTAAACAACTATTAACAATACTTTCCGATTCACAAAGCGGACAAAAATCAACAGGGTAAACATCTCCCATTCCATCAGGGGGATACCTGGTTATTAATTCGGACTGCCTGCCAGTCCATTCGCAATTAAGACAAGTTAAAGGGGTTGTAAGTAACCTTTTTTCAGCGTGTCGGACTAGGTTTTGACCTATTAGGTCGGATTGGTTGGGCATGGGGTTATTCTTTAATTAGATCAATAAATAGAATTTCCAAACTAATTATATCCGCTTGGCCTATGAATGGATCTTTCATTATATCCGCCATAACATTATGCGCAAAAAGGTTTATAGCTTTAACTTTTAAATCTCTACCGATATGAACAATAACCTCATCCTCAAATGGCATTCCGTCACTTGCTTGTATATCACCCCATTTAATAGCTATATACTTTATTTTTAATAATACACTAAAAGGTTTCATAATGTTTCGTTTTTGGTCAAACAATACTCCCAATATACCCAACCTTATCCACACTACCAAATTTATTTGCAAAAAGATTTGTTATTATTAAAAGGTAGGCATGGAAAAGCCCCTATCATTACAATAGAGGCTATCCAAATTCCTTCCCTCCAAAAACGAATAAGGATGTTAGGGAAGGAAATAACGTATCTGGGAGATCAACCCATTATCTTGGAGTTACTTCGTTGAGCTTGTCGTGGTTGCTTGTGCTGAAGCTATTAAGGTCCCACCTATAAAAAGAACGTATTTGGCAATCATTATCATCTTTTCAGGGATTGAAATCCCTGTATCTGCAAATGAAGCCGCTTTAATTGTCCCCGCTGCTGATACCAGAACAATACATATGGTCCTGATCTTAACCCAGAATGGTGGGGTTTTACCCAATAACCTGGATCCTACTGATTTTAAATGGTCATCTTTTATGATTGAATTATTTACTATTAAATTAAACCCACCCGCTATCACATAGCCTTTCCGGTAAATCAGTATCTTTATTTACTACCGGCTGTCCTATTTGGAAATTAAAAGAGTCTCTTTGTACTGCCGTTAAATAAGGTGCAACAGATTCACCTCCTATTATACTTTCCCTCAACATCCAGATTGCCTCCCTTCCTGATGCTTTTTTTCTTGCAACCTCATCACCATTTAATTTTACTACTATTAAGGTCATACCATTGGGGGTTTCTTCAACAGTATAACCCCTGTTCTGTAAATCGTTTTTCCAGCAATCCGGTGATATTAAGTCTGAGTTCATTGTATTGGCGTTGTAGCAATTATAGAAAAATCTGTTATTGTAAGGTTATCACTATGACCCACTGCCCTGACAAAAACCTGGAATTCATCATCGTTAGCCAATGTAATTGATTGGTTTAAAGCTGTCATCCTGACTTCGGTTTTTATTTCCAAAGGGGCAAAGGGGATATCAGCAGGAACACCCCCGTTAATTGAAATGGCAAAATCATACCTTTGGGTTGAGCCGGTTTTAGATGCATGCAGTATAATAGATGATGGAATACTAATGGTTTCATTATCAATATATTTATATATTGCTGCAACAGTATCAATCAACTTTATCCGTTGTGTTGAAGAAATAAACGAGCCACTTGTTATATCAATAGCCTGGTAGGTGTCCGGTGATGCAATAACGGTTGCAGTTGAATTATTATTTAAAAGGAAATTAGCTAATACATTGCTTGATGCAATTCCGGTGTTACCACTAAAGGCAGTTCCTACAGATTCATTGGTTAAACTGTTGGTGTTCCAATCTCCTGTACTGGTTGCAACAAATGTACCGTTTATCTCAAAAGTGTTGGCAGCAGTATTGTAAGCAACCAAATTACCATCATTATCATCAGTATTCAATATTTGAACTCCTGCATCATCTAAAAGACCATGAGCAGTAAAATTAAATGGTGATGAGGTTGCAAGAAAAAAAGCATCAGGAAGGGAGGCAATCTGGATGTTGAGGGAAAGTATAATAGGAGGTGAATCTGTTGCACCTTATTTAACGGCAGTACAAAGAGACTCTTTTAATTTCC